GACTACTTGCGTATCCACCACCGCCTCCAGATCCACCTGGACCGCCTGAAGCAGGGTGACCTGGAACTTGTCCGCCACCTAAACCGCCACCTGTCATAGTTCTTGGATTTGATGATGATGCAAAAACAGAATTATTTCCTTGGCTACCACCAGATTGAGCACAACTACCGCCTGCTCCACCAGCACCAACTGTTACAGTTACTGCACATGAAGGGAATGGTTGACAACTAAATATTGTAAGACCACCAGAACCACCTCCTCCTGCACCTGCAGAAGGTGCAGTTCCACCGCCACCGCCACCAGCGATTACCACTATTTTGTTTTTTGATAAATTTGAATCTTTAGTAAAAGTTCCAGACGATGCTAAAATTGTTGTCTTTGGTTTTACCTTTTTTTCAGTTGTGATGACTGGTCCTATAATTCCGCCATTTGCCATAGCTTATAGTACCTCCTACGCGTCGTCTATCGATTCATACGATACGAATAGTTCTAAATCTCCAGAAGCGTTTGCTCCACCTTTTAGAACATCTGACTCCATCATGTATATTGGCGTATCTAATACAACTAACGTTGCGTCAGCTGGGACCGATACCGTTTTTGCTAAATGAAAAGTTCCAGAAGTGTCAAAGTTTGCAACACCGTCTGGAGTAAAATTTGATTTTGTAATTGATAATGTTAAATCTGCTGAACTAGATCCGTCTACGTTTGCACATGTAATTCTGTTTATTTTTACTAATTTATCAGCAGAAACTGTCATTAAAGTTGTAGTCGTAGTAGCTGATAAAGCAAATCCTACCGATTCACCTTTAATTGACGTTACTGATACTATATTCGGGTTAGCCATAATTTACTCCTTTTTATCCAAAAACGATCGCCATTGCAATAGCTTTTCCTGTTGAAATACCAGCATCAGCAAAGCTCAAAGTTCCTGATCCATTGGATACTAGCGCTTGTCCTGATGATGTAGCATCTGCAATAGGTAAAGTAAAGCTCAAATTAGAGCCTATTGTTCCTGCTTTAAATTCTATATAATTAGATCCATCATCGGTATCTTCGTTAAATCTTAGTGTAGCAGCTCTAGTAGCATTTCCTACTAGGTTTACGACACCACTTCCGTTAGGGTTTAAATCAATATTAGCGTTTGAAGTAGTCACAATATCTTGACCGTTCATGTCAAGATCACCACCTAATTGAGGTGTAGTATCTTCTACTACGTTAGAAATACCCAGAGGTACTTCTATCATATCAGGATTTGTTCCATCATTAGCAGATGCAAAAATTATTTTAGTCCCTTTATCTGTAGCTGCAAACGTTACAGAATCACCTGATCCTGAAGCGTATTTAAATTCAACTGTGTGAGAACCTGATGATGTGTTTTTTAAAATGTAAAATGTTTCTACGTCAAGAGGAACTGTTACAATTCTATTACCAGAAATCGTTCCAGTAAATTCAATCATTCTGTGTTGAGCTGTTCCAGTTGTGTTTCCATCAACAACTGTTAAAGCTGTTGTACCTGCTCCACCAGCTATGTCTTGTGCATTATATCCACTAAATAATTGTGAAATTAAACTTAAATTTGTATTAGTCTTCGTACCCCACGTTCCAGCGTTTTCACCGGTTGCTTGAAGTTCTACACCTAAAGGCGTAAATGTTGATGCCATATTTTATCTCCTATGCAGCGTCACTATAACTTGTATTTGATCCAGTTGCAACATCCGAATATGATGTATTCGAACCTGTTGAAATATTACTATAAGAAGTATTTGAGCCCGTGTCAATATCTGCGTATGCTTCAATACTTAATGTAGACACAGATGACGTTATTTGTTGGCCTGTGAGCCCCATAACTTGATCTGCAGGTGTTAAAGTGCCCACAGCAGATGTAAATGACACCCCTGTCAAACCCATCACGTCAGCAGGCGATATTGACCCCACACTAACTGTAGCAGAAACTCCTGTTACGTTTACGATTGGATTAGAGCTTATTTCTACAGAGCCAACATTAGATGTAAATGAAACACCAGTTAGCCCCATTACATCAGCAGGTGATATTGATCCGACAGCTGAAGTAGAAACTTGACCAGTTAATCCCATCACTTGATCCGCAGGATCTAATGAACCAACTGCAGATGTAAAGGATTGACCAGATAATTCAAAAGTAGCACTTATTATATTTGTTACTGATCCAACACTAGCAGTAGAAGATACTCCTGTTAGACCCATAACGTCCGCAGGATTTAAAACAAATTGTCCCCAACCTTGTTCTTGTCCCCAACTTGAATCTCCGTATGAAGATCCTACACTTACGTTTGAAATTATTGCGTCAGGTGCTGTTAATACAACTATCTCATCTCCAACATCACCCCAAGTTGATGCAGCATCATTGTAAGGATCTGCTCCCCAACCTGTTGTTATTTTAGTATTTTCATTCCAATTAGCTTGACCCCAGGTGAATCGACCCCATCCTGTAAGAACATCGGACATTGCGTCCTCCTTACGCCAATCTTATGATTGCGTTTGTAGCGTCTGCTGTAGGAAATTGTATTGTGAAAGTTCCGCTAGTTACAGTTTTATCTCCACCAAAAGCTATGACAGCACAAGCAGGATCGCCTGTTGCCGTATCATTGTATATTAATGCTCCGTTAGCGGTAAATGTAGCGTTAGTATAAGTAATCTCTCCAAAATCACAGACTGCAGTTGTTCCAGACGTTGTTGGAGTTACACTGGTTAACGTTGCGCCACCAGATGTATATGCTGTTCCAGATGTGTTTGTGATTTCGTTTGATGATGAAAAAGCAGTTGTGCCAGCTCCTAAAGTTGCAGAGCTAGTGTATAAGGCAATTTTAAAAGTGTTACCTGTTGTTGCTGTAAAATTGTGAACTCCTTTTAAAAGTTCTACTTTAAAACTTGTGCATACTGCCGATGTAATTGCCATATTTTATCTCCTATGGGTTTGCTGAGGTTATTGGTATTCTGACTGTGCCGTCTGTATAGTCATCTCTTCTTCGTCTTCCAACTTGCTCGTTAGCAAACTTCTGTACTTCTGTTCTATACTTTTGCTCGTATAAAGTCAACATATCTGCTGGACCCTTTAGAAAGCCATAAGTTTCTGCCAGACAGCAATATAGTAAGCCATTTGGAAAATTTAAACTAATATAGTTAGTATCGTTACCTTCTAAAAGAGCTGGGGCTACGTTATAATGAACTCTAAATTTGTATGTTGTGTTTGGAACTGGAGAAAAAGCTATACGTCCTGATGTGGTATCAGACTCTCCTGTTGCTCCTCCAAACATAGCGTAATATTTAGGTTGTCCTTGCGCTGCAGCAGTTCCAGTAACATCTTGATATTCTTGAAGGTAAGTATAATCTTTTTTCTCTAACCACCTGTTAGGTCCTGTTATCTCTGATCCTGCAGTATTATAAACCTGTATACCTCTAATAAATACAGCTCCAGCAGGAGCATTAATTGTTTCTTGTCCAGCAACTAAGCTTCCTGTTTGTTGTTTTCTATCTGCATCAATAGGCACATCTCTAAATATTCTGTATTGTGCGTTTAAAATAATATTCTCTAAAACAGCATCTGTTAAAACATTAGAATCAACTTCTGTGTAGCTTCTAATTTGTGTTTTTAATCCTGATGCACTTAATCCTGCCATTATGGTTCTATAGTGATTGGGCCAACTGAGCAGCCATCACCTCCTCCTTTTACTCCTCCTTTTGTAGCAGTATCTGTATCAACTGTAAAATGGAAAAAATTAGCAACAGAATAATCGCTTGTATTTCTAGCATCGTTTACGTAAAGACCTGTTGTAATTGTATAACCAGCAGCCTTAGCTATGTTAGCTCCAGTTATACCATCAAAACTACCTGGATTTGCAAAAGCAAAAACTGCGTTAGTAGGAGTGCCTGTTCCAGGTGATGTAGTGGCTGGACCTCTAAATCTTTGTGTGCTTCCATTTGTTAAACCATGTCCTGGAAAAGATACGTTTATAATTCTAGATCCTGCCTCGTATGTTTCAAAACCATCTTTTGGAATTAATCTTATAACCGAAGGAGCAGTTCTGCTTGGTCTTACATTACGCAAAGATATTGCATCACCATTCATAGGTTTTGGTTCTAATTGTGGTTGTTTTGGTTCAAACTCTGAAACGTGAACTAAGGATCCATTCCATTCTCTAACCATTTCTATGTATGGAAACTCCATACCTGATCTATCTGATATTGCTTTTGCGTATTTTCCAGTTGCGTATTTAGCCATTATGTATTCGGATAATAAGCTTTAGGTGTAATATAAGTGCTAGAAGCTGATCCGTCCTCCGCTAGTGCTCGAGCTAATTCATCTTCATAAACTAATTTCATAGCTTGAATTAATTCTGGTTTATATTTTTGTGCTAAATAATATGATAGTCCAGACACCATACAAGGCACAAATCTAAAAGGCACATCTGTTGCGTTAGTATAATCTCCTGCATCTTGAATCCTTTTTATAAAATAAAAATGCATGTCGTTTGATGCATTTGTTGAGTCTGGTGTTGGATATACATGTATTCTAACTTTGTCTATAAATCTCTCTACCCAATATTGATTAGGTGTTCCTTGAGATAATTTATTAGAAAATCCTGCATAAGTAGATCTATCTACTTTTGTCATAGGAGAATCAGATTGTGTTGTTTGAGTTCTATTCTGTCTTAGTTGTGCTTCAAGAACATCGGACATACCATAAATACCATTAGTTGGAGTTGTGGTTGCACTCGTGCCATCATCAGATGATCTAAAAAAATCATAGTCAGATTGCCCTTGAACTAAATCAAGATTAGTCTCATCTATTTCCCAATAGTGAATACCTCTGTTTCCCCATTCTTGAAGTAAAATATTTAAAGATCTTCTAGCGTTTTTTAATTGATAACCAGCTACGTTCTGTAAACCAATACGCTCAAAAGACTCTTCTACTATTTCATCAATAGCAAAATTTTTGTCGAACGTGGTTGTTCCTGAAGTAGTGTTAGCCATTTAAAACTCCTAGCCGTCAAAGTATATGGATAAACCAACTACCGCACCAGCAGTGGCCTGCATAAAACATCCATCTGGAAAACGAATACCATCATCAGGTATATAAGGATCAATAAGATCATCTCTTACATATTCTGTGTGTTGAGTTGTTCCGCTTTGACTTCCATTTTTAAAGTTTACGTGTCCTGCAGCTGCTCCGTTTCCACTCATTCCTCTGATTCTAGTTGCTCCTGCAAAAAGAGTTCCAGTGGCTGCACCATCTTTTACACCTGCAGAAATGTTTGTAGTAATTGATGCGTCTGAACTGATACTTGTTACAGTTAAAAACGTACCACTTACATCTACAGTGTTAGCATTAGGTCCTGCTCTAGTTACGGTTGCTGCGTCTCCGTTAGCGTCTGTTCCAACTATAGTAAACGTACTACTAGAGTTGTTACCAGTTGATGTCAAAGTTATCGTTTGTGCGTTTACAAACTCTCCAACGTCAATAACTAAACTTTGAGCTGTGCCAACTGCAGAAACCATAGAAGTATGAGTTCCTTGAACAAATCGTTTCGATTTAATATCTGTTGCCATTTTATCTCCTTATGGTGTGGGTGAGTATCCAAGATCCATTTACGGTCTGGCTTTTCTCACCCACATAATTATTAGTTAGTGTTATTAACTTGCTGTGTCCAGTAAACGTTTAATACTGCTTCTCCAGCAGTTAAAGCGTCATCTGTTTTCGCAGTAATAATAACAGCTTTGTCCATCTCGTAACCAGATGCATCATCGTCTGAAACATTTAGACAATTTTTCATCTGAGCAACTGTTTGGTCCATACCAGTTGGTATGTGGTGAGAGGCAACGCCTTTTACATCATTGTCTGAATCACCTGCAAAGTAATCTAATACGTGACTGTTAGTCATAGATCCTAATGCTTGTGCAACGTTAGCACCGATTTGAACATCAAATCCAGCTGTATCAAAAGCTTCATTAACTACAAATCTAATATCGTTAATTCTAGAAAATTTAGGAATTACAATATTGTTCGCTAAGTTTTTATTAGTTGTTGTTGAAGATTGACCAAGTGGGTACTCGTTAAATAACGATCTACACACGACTGAAATCAATCCAGATTCAACTACACCAACTTCTAAATTTCCTACAGTTCCAGAACCACTTACAGCGATGGAAGTTACAGTTTTAAAAGTTTTAGTTGTAGTTACTGATCCTGCGTTACCCATTGTTATGCCTTCAGTCTGTGTATTACCTAAAACATCTGTTCCAGTAATGGTTGCAGTTAAGCCTGAATCATTACCACCAGAGTTTAAAGTAATTACAGAAGCAGCTTCAAAACCACCATCAGAAGTTATTCCTGGTACGTTTTGAGTTGAGTCCAACAATACAACAGAAGTTGTACCAGCTCCGTTAGAACCAGTTACAGCTAATTTGTTAGCATCAGTTGTTACAGTAAAGTTACTGTGGTTTACAGGAAAAGAAGCATGACATTCTACGAATGCAACGTTTCTTACGTTTTCAGAAACATCTGTCCCTGTGTTTGTTTGTATTCGGCCAACGTTAATTGGTCCCGAAAAGTTTGTTCTTGCCATAATTATATCCTCCTAGTTTAAAGATCATAGTCTCTAGGCCGTCGACTATACGCGTCTATGATCTATTAATAATTGTATAGTAAGAAACTTATACTCTCTTTTTTAATAGAGTGCAAGAGAGCCTGTACTTTGGTTTGATATTTATCCAAGATGTAGCTTTTTATTAAGTAGCTACAGAAACTTCAGGTGCAGCGTTCTCTATTTTGTTAGAAAGAGTAGCTATTTTAGCCTCCTCTTCCTTGATTCTATTGACAACTTCTCTAATTTTCTTGTCAATTCTAACCATGTCCAAAGTATATCTTTGGTTGTCACGCTGATGCACCGCCCACTCTGTCTCGAGACTTCTCTTCTGTTTGTAAAGGTCTCTGACTTGTATTTGCA